CTTGGTACAGCTGAAGTTTTGTCGGAGTCTCTCATTTCATCAATTTTTTCTAAGAAGTCATCAAAAGTTCCGTTGAATAAACCTTTTTTAATTGCGTCCTTATACATTTGAAATGCTTCATCCATAGGATCAGGTGCTGAAGCCATAAGCCCTCCTTCTTGAGCTCCTATTCTTCCGCCTTGAGCATACGCTGTTGTTGCTGATGCTGGAGGTAAAAATTTTAAATTTGGATCTGATCCTGTTAATGCTCTACTACGAATGTTTGCAATATCAATTCCTGGTTGAGCTGGAAGAGATTCATCTTTACGAGTTGCTTTATCTAAAGCTCCTATTCCTAAACCTATTGCAAGAGGTTGTTTCCAGTTAACTTGTTGACCACCAATATCGCTAGGTGTGCCTAGCCAATTTGCAAATTTTGAACCTGTTATTGCTCCTGTTATATCAGTTGCAATATCTCCAATTTTTCCTGGAAGTGCTGTTGCACCTGTTAAAATAGTATTAAGAAGAGAACTTTTATCTTCACCACCGTCACCTGTACCTGTATATACTCCTTCAGTTCCAGTTATGCCAATGTTTTTAGCTAATTGATCTAAGCCACCAACTGGGTTAGGTGAAACAGTTCCTTCTCCACCAGGGCCAAGTACTAAATCTTTACCACCTAATAAATCTCCTAACCAATTCTGTCCCATTCTATCTCCAGGTGTTCCAGTAAATGGAATCCCAAACTGATTTAATAAAGCACCAGCTGCAACTGATGATAAAATAGGATTATCTTTAATTTCATTTGGAATAATATCGTCTACGAATTTGTCTTTAATACCTTGGAACCATGATCCAATACCATATCTTTTTCTACCATCGACTCCTGCAATACCACCATAAGCTAAATTTTGTTTTCTCTTTTGAGTGTATGTAGGGTTTGCCATTCCACCATAAGCATGAACAGAAAGATATGGAGATTGTGAGCTTAAAGGTCTAGGACCTTTTATTCCAAACATCATTCTTTCCCATTCCTCATCAGTTATTCCTGGTGGTCTAACTAATTGACCTCCTTGATAACCAACTCTACCACCTTTTGCCATTTTTGATTCTGCTATAATTTGTTCCATAAAATCTCTAAATGGCATTGGTCTCATTCCTTGCTCTTCCATTTCAAAAACGTATTGTTCATACATTTCTACTATCATAGGATCGGCCATAGCCATTAATTGTTGATCTGGAGATTTAGGTCCTTGATTACCTGAGTAGGTAATTTCCCCTGCGCCTGTGTTTAATGATGTTATTCCTGTTCTATCTATAGCCATAATTTTTATGTGTTAATTTTTAAAGAGCAGGAATTTAACCTGGGTTTGTAATAATACTTGTTTTTCATAATTAAATCAAGCCTATGATGTTACTTCTCTAGGTTTAATTTCAAGCGCAGACAGCACGACATGTAGTCTATTAGCTGTTGCTGCGGTTACTTTTACTACTTCACTTTCTGCAACCACTAAAGGTTGAGATAGCAATTCTGATGTTCCATTAGCTGATATGGATTTGGTCTTAAATAGGCTAAAAACAGCGTCATCTGTATCAGTTATAGTCACTGTTATAGTATCAGAATTACCTGAATCCTCAGATACGAGTATTGATTTTATAACAGCTGTAGTAGCTGATGGTACAGTGTACAATGTAGTAGCACTATTACTAGTTAAATCCTTCTTTTTGTTTACAAATGTATTAGCCATTATGCCATAAAGAAGCTTTCTGCTTCTGCCTCATCTTTTAAATCCTGTTGAAAGGATGTGTTTAATTTTTGTACTATACTATCAACATCTCTAACAAATGATTGTTGTATTTGTTGATCGTATTTCTCTAGTGGTTGTGTCAATGATTGTACTATTCTAGCCATATTAAATCCTAAATATACTCTCTGGACTCACTTGATATTGATTTATCAATTGATTCATTTGTGTTAAGGTATTCATACCTCTTTCATTTAAAGCTCCTTTATCTGCATACCCTTGCAGTATCATTCTTTTTCTCATTATCTCATTTATTTGAGCTGTTTGTTGGTCTGTTGGTTGAAATTTTTTAATACTTGCTTTCATAACATTTTGAGTTTTTTGTTGACCATCTCTTTCAGTAGGAATAGGTTGTTTTTTATAAGGAAGAGCATATCGTGATCCTATATTAGAAAATGGATTAAAACCACCAAATAAAGATGCAATACCTAAAATAGGATTAAGAAAACCTAGTCCCATTTTATTAAAAAGAAAGCTTCTAATCATTGATACAGGATTAAAAAATTTACCTAAACCTCCCATTTTATCTGTAAAACTACTAATTCCTGTTTGAGCTCCTGGTGCAAAACTTTTCATTCTACTTAAAAGACTTCTTTCCAATCCTGTTTTAGGAACAAGATTTTTTAAAGTTGATAAACCATAATCAATTAAACCTTGTCTACGAGTATCAGTTGTTGGTGCTTTTAATGTTAATCCTTTTTCAATTGCACTTTGAATTTCATTAAAGTCATATCCTTTTTTGGACATGTCTTTTATTAAATCCCAATCCTGTGCTCTTTCATAGTCTTCAATTATTTCTTTGTCTTCTATAGTATAATCAGATTCATCTTTTGCCATGACATCGTCTATTGATTTTTTAGTAGGGTCTTCAAAATATCGTTCTGGATCTTCTCTTGGATCAACACCTTTAACTCCTCTCATACTTAAAGGAACTTCAACTCCTTTAACCATTTCGTAAGGTTCTTTTTCTTCCCCTGTATCTCTATGTGGAGTAATTTTTGGTCCTGTATATTTTTCAGGTTTAGGTTCAGTATCTCCAGGTACAGTTTCTGTAACTGGATCTGGATCTTTGTAAACAGATGCAGGTGCAGGTGCAGTATATTGTTGTGCAATGTATTGTTCTCTTGCATCACCACCGCCGCCTCCGCCGCCGCCTCCGCCGCTTTGATTGCCGCCAGTGTTACCACCATAATTTCCACCAGATGACGCTCCACCTGCTGGTCCTTTACTAGGGCTTGTGTCTCTACCTTGATAACCACCACCAAATCTATAACTAATTCTTTTATCTATCATTATCTTCTACCATCTGGTTGTATGTCTAATCTAAATGTTCCAAGTTTCCAGTGTTGTCCAGTACTTGTATTGTCTACTTTTAAAGATACGGCTCTTGCTCTAGCACGTGTATCTATTTTAGTTGTACTTGTAGTTGTATCAAAAGGACCTAACGAAGAACTAGCTTCTGAATCTGTTGGATAGCTTTTTAATAATAATGTAACTCTTGCATCTCCAGTTTGAGTTAAAAAATCTGGAAGTACTCTTCTAATTTTCATCATGTATTCACCATCTCCTCTTAAGTCTGCTCCACCACCTTGTGTTGCTGCTATGTCAAAATCACCTGATTGAATATTTGCAGCAATAGCTGAAGACGCACCATCTTTAATAGCATTAACTCCTGTTTCATGTTCATAGTAATAAGTAACGCCATCTGTATTACCTACAGTGGAATCATTTGTGCCATCTGATACATATTCTGTTGCATGTGGTTTACCAAATATATGTGAATCTGACCATGCGCTTCTTGCAAGTGAACTTGTAGTCCACACAGGTCGTTCTGGTGTTGAGTCCATATAATTATAAGTCACTGATCTATTATTAGATGCAGCACCACTACCAGGATAGAACCATGTAACTTCACCAAATAGGTTATTGAGTCCTGCAAAGATATGGTTTTTAGGAACTGTATTAATATCATCGTAAACATAGTCTTCAACTAAACATGGTAGAGATTCTAATCTACCAGTATATCTAAAGAAACCATTCTCAGACATCCAATAAGCAGAACCATCAACTTCAACGGCTGCACTCTTTCCAATCAATCCACAGTTCGTTCCAACTTGTTGAAATGAAAAAGTAAATGGAGCACCAACAAATCTCATAATAAATAAAGATGTATCAGTCCAAATATAAATTGCGTCTCGACCTCTTAAAGCTCCCACGATCCGTGTTCCATCGGCCAGTCTCTGTGTACCAGCAGTATTGGTTGCTGAAGGCGCCCAAGAAGTTGTTGCATCAATTGATTCTTGATCCGACCATCTAATATACATATCGTCTTGTGTTGACGTTGTTCCAATTGTTGTTTCAGTTCCAAAACAAATTAAGTGTCTATCAGGAGTAGATACTAAAGTTTGTATTGCTGCTGTTGGTGCATTAGCAACAATCGTTGCTCTTGTAGATGTAGCACCTGTTGCATCTGAATCCCATTCAAAAGTTGCGCCATCCACGATGGTTGCAATAAGTTTATTTCCATAATTGTCCAAGGTCCAAAGACCAGGAGCTGTTACAATGTCACCTGTTTGTGAAGCACCCCATTTCGTATAGTCTGATGCATCATAAACAGTTGCTCCATCACTATGTGATGCAGCAGTTGTGTTGTCTGATCCTCTAGTTAGTCCTGATAAAGTATCTGTTCCTGTAGTATTTGTTGTATAAGCAATACGCTCATTATCTACTAAGATAGTTCCTGATGCAGGCATACCTCCTGAATCAGCTAGAACAATACTAGTTGAAGAATTTGTTAAAGCGCCATTTAAAGTAGATGTAATTTCTCCAGCTACAGTACCACCCCAAAGACCTAATCCCCAACCAGCAGCTGATGCCTCAACTGCAGGGCCTATTGAATAAAAATGTTGAACTCTTATTCCACCAGAAGTACTAGCTCCTGATCCAGATTCAGCTGATCCCATTTCAATTGTTAGTGTTGTTGAAGTTGGAACCGTTGTTACCATGAAATTTGTATCGTCAAAATCACCAGAACTAAAATTAGAATCTGTGATAGCTGTAAAATTATCTAAACGAATAATGTCGTATTTGGATATGTTATGATCAGATGAAAAAGTTAATGTAACAGTTGCATCACCATTAGTTGTGGTAAATGCATTAGTTAAAGTTGTTGTAGCTTTAATAGGAGTAATGTCATAAAACGCTCCTCCTGAATATACATATAAAAATCTGTTTGTACCAAGGGCCGCATACTTAATACCACTTGCATTAACAAAATGATGTAGTGCTGTATTTCTACCTGTAAGAGTGTTGTCTCCTAATTGAGCCCAGCCACCTATTTTTTCAGGAGTTCCATATCTAAAACGTACATAGTCGCCACTTCTCCATTGGCCTTCGCCACCTGTGGCTGTAACTTGTTTATTGAATCCTGGATCAAATCTTAATTTTTGTAGCATATATAACCATTATATTATTTATTCCCCACTTTGGGAATACCTAACATCGGCCTTTTGTCGAACCTGTTTTCTTCAGCAAAAGGACCATTCACATGGTTATAATGAAGGAATACTTGAGCGCAAACATTTCCTTCAAAAGGTTCTCTCCAATGCTCTAATTTACATCCACTATACACTAGCATATCTCCTACTTCAAGCAAGACTTTAGTGCCTTCTGGAGCATTAGGTTTATGTATATTTTTGTATTCATCTATGACTGTATCAGCCCCTGTTCCATCTATAAATATAGGCCAGGGATCGCCACCTAGATTTATTGTAGTAGATATTTCACAGCTAGGTCTATCTTTGTGTCTTCTTAATATATCCCCTTTTTTATATAGTCTTGCATAAGAGTATGTTGGTATTAATCTAAGCCCTGTTTCTTGCTGCATTTTTGGTAATACTTTCATCATTAAAGTCTCCATCGCAGGATCGGCATAAATAGAATAGGTATTTGGAACTTGTTTATCTGTCCATGTTCCAAGTAAGCCTGTGTCATAAGTTATATTTTTTTCATATAAAAATTTAACTGCATCTCGTTTAAGTAAAAAATAGTTAAAGATAAAATTAGCTAATTCATAACTAATTGCATTTTTAATTACTTGGTATTTTTTATATTGAAATATCATAGCATTATAAAATTAAAAGATACGGATATTCTTATATCATTACTTTGATTAGTTTCTACTTGATGCCATAACCATGAAGGAAACACTATAAGTCTTCCAGGGACTGGTTCATAATAAGATTCTCGCCACAACTCACTAGGTAATTTTTGTTTTTTTCTTGTTGGCATAACTTGCTGTGCTCCAGGTCTTGGATCTATTACTTGAAGTCTTCCAGAATCAGGTGTTGCTTTTACATAATAAACACCAGAAAATAATGAGTTAGGATGTATATGACCATTGTTATATCCACCAGGTGGATTAATATTAGCCCACATATTACCTAATCTAGGTTTTATATCCAAACGCTCTTCTTGAATAATTTCTTCTTGCATTTGAAATAATTCTTTAATTAAAGGTTCGTATTCTTTTTTATGATTCATGTCTGTTTGTGAGTGCCAACCATTCCTATTAGTTTTACTTACACCTTTATCTTGATTACTCCATTGAATTATTTGCTTTTCTAAATAAGGATTTAATTCATTAGCATTGGGTAAATCTTTAATATAAATAATAGTTGGAAATAAATATTCTTTAATCATTTAAAAGGTTCTCCTCCAAACCACATAACGAGTGATTGTCTAACACCACGTGTAACAGGTGCTACTCTATGCTGTAAGAATGATCTC